CGTATGCAAGGAGGCTGCCCTTGGATAAATAAGCCTATTTAATTATATATTTATAGGGAAAATATTGCTATATGACAATAGATATTTGCAAGTAGAAAGGAAACCATGTCAACTAAAGTAGATTTTCATGCTATAAGACCATTTGGTCCAACAATATTACAGGGAAAATTACCCGATACTTTAATTAAAGTTTTAGATGATAGAGCAACAGAGTTGTTAAATGATGAAAAATTATCAAAAAAATATGATCACTCTATGAATTTAGCTGGTAACGTTCAAAAAGAAGTTCGTTATCCTCAAGAAGATCTTGAAAGTAAAAACTTTCAACCATTAATTGGTGCATTGGGTGAAATAGTTAAACAATATATATCCATACCTCCTGCTAGTGATACTATATCACCAGCTTTTGTTGGTAGAATGGTTATTGAATCTATGTGGGTCGTGAGCCAGTGGGCGGGAGACTTTAATCCTTTTCATATACACCAAGGAGAATTGTCAGGTGTTATTTATTTACGTGTGCCTCCTAGTCTTAAAGAGGAATACGCAAAAGAAGATCACTATCCTTGTGTAGGTGATATTGTTTGGCATGCTGGTCAAGCTGCTACATTTAGCGGTCATAAACATCAGGCAACACCAGAGGTAGGCGCAATATATCTTTTTCCTTCTTGGCTTTCACATGGTGTATATCCATTTAGAACACCAAATGAGGAGAGAAGATCAGTGTCTTTTAATTTACATTTAAAAAAAAAGGATCCTATTAATGATTAAAACATATGATGACGTTTTACCAGAACCTCTTTTAGATTTTATTAGACATGAAGTTGATAATCTTTCTTTTAGAAAACACACTTCCACCAAAGAAATGTTTGATAGTGGGATTTATTTTTTTGCTTCAGTAGAAGAAAATTTATTATCTCATAGGTTTTTATTTAATATTTTTTGTGATAAATATAACTTACCCAACAAAGATGTTAAAAGGTCTTACACTAATTGTTATCCTCCTTTAACAGGTGGAGAGTTTCATGAAGACGACGGTGATCAAACTTTTTTATTTTTTCCCGATAAAACAGAAAATAAAAAAGGAGGAACTTCCTTTTTAGATGGAACTACAATTGAGTACAAAACAAATAGATTAATTATTTTTGATGCAAGTTTACCACACAAAGCTGATAAAAATGAATCAAATCAAATGAGACACTCAATAGCATGGAAAACTTTGATATAAATAAAACACCCATGGTTCGTGTGACGTGGCTCGATGCTCGTGATACAGAAACAGGTTGGCTAGATATAAAAGAAGTGATTGGTGCACCGTTGGCCGTGTGTCAAGAAGTAGGGTGGATGGTACATAATGGTGAGGAAAAAATAATTATTATGCGTTCATATAGCAAAGACAAAGACGATATTACAGGTGGCGGAGCAATAGCCATACCAAAAGGATGGTTAAAGAAAATAGAATATTTAAAAATAGATTATGCAACACAATAAAAACACAAAGTTTGTTATGTATGTTGATGATTTTTTAGGAGAAGATACTTTAAAATCATTACAGGATACTGTTAAAAACTTGAAGTATCAAGAAGTAAAAAACCCAGAGGGTCAACTCTATGGTATGAGACACACTTTTGATAAAAGCATTCACGATGATCCATTATTAAAGTTGATTAAACAGTATTTTTTTCCACACAGAAATCTTGAACCAATATCAGTAAGTGCACACTTACGAGAAAATAAAAAAGAACCTTTGTTTCACACTGATGATGACAAAGAAAATGTAGCAAACTTTCTTTTGTTTGTAAAAGGTGAATCTCTTCTTAATAACGGCACAGGATTTATGCATGATAATAAATTGTCTTCACACATAGGCTTTGTAGAAAACAGGGCTTTGTTTTTTAATGGCATGAAAATACCGCATTCAGATCTACAATCTTTTGGGGATAGTTCAAATAGATATACACTTAACATTTTTTATAAAGAAAAATGACAAAAATATTTATTGGAACACCATGTTATGGAGGGATGATAACAGCAGATTATTTTAAAAGCTGCTTACAATTAACGGCTTTAGCTGCTACCAAAAAAGTAGAATTACAATTTGGTACTATTGGTAATGAATCTCTTGTAACAAGAGCTCGTAATACATTGGTGCAGTTATTTATGGATGAACCTAAATACACTCATCTTTTATTTATTGATGCTGATATTGCTTTTAATCCTGAAACAGTATTTCGTATGTTAGATTTAGATGAAGATGTGGTAACAGGCGTGTATCCACGAAAGACTATTGATTGGACAAAAGTAAAAAGAAAAGTAAATGAAAATCCAAATGTATCGGAAGAAGAACTTCATGCATCGTCTTTACAATATAATTTAAATATAACTAATCCTAAAAAAATTTCTGTAGTAAAAGGTTTTATAGAAGTATTAGATGGGGCTACTGGTTTTATGTTAATAAAAAGAAATGTGTTTAAAAAAATGGCTTTAGCTTATCCTCACCTACGATTTAAATCAGATCAGCATTTAGGAGATCCACATGATAAAACATTTGGTTATCACGATACTTCTGATTGGAATTATGCTTTTTTTGATACAATGATAGAACCTGATACAAAAAGATATTTATCAGAAGATTATGCTTTTTGTCGTTTGTGGCAGAAAATAGGTGGTAAAATATACGCTGACATCGCTAGTGGCATGACTCACTATGGTAATTACAGCTTTAGGGGTAACGTAGGCACTCAATTCTTGCCACAAAACAATAAATAATTTAGTATACTCCGACATGAAATTAGTCGATTTAAAATTCCAACCAGGTATAGATAAACAAGACACCGCTTATTCAGCAGGAGATCAACGTAAATATGTTGACTCTGATTTTGTAAGATTTCACTACGGAAAACCTGAAAGATGGAAAGGTTGGTCATATTTACCAAATCCTAACAAAACTATTGTGGGCGTGGTCCGTGATACGCATAGCTGGATTGGTCTAGATGGAACTAGATACCTTGCTTTAGGCACAGACAGAAAACTATATCTATACTCTGAAGGTAAGGTCTACGATATAACACCTATAAGAGAAACAGCATCATTAACCAATCCTTTTACAACAAATGGTACAACAACAGTTACAGTTACAGATTCTAGTCATGGTGCTTCAGTAGGTGATTTTGTTACTTTTGATTCTTTTAGTTCTATTGATGGTTTGGACATGAATAATGAATTTGAAATTATTACAGTTCCAACCGCAAACACTTATACAGTAACACATACAAGCACGGCTTCTGGATCAACTTCTGGTGGCGGTGGATCAGGTAATGCTAATTATCAAATTAATGTAGGACCAGCTACCTCAACATACGGGTATGGATGGAACACTTTGACTTGGAATTTAAGCACTTGGAATACACCAAGATCTTCTTCAAATGTTGTTGTAGATGCAAGAAATTGGTCTTTAGATAATTTTGGTGAGGATTTAATTGCTACTGTTTTAAATGGTGGAACATTTATAAAAGATATTTCAGGATCAATTACTGCAAGAGCAACAGCTTTATCAAATGCTCCTACAGCATCAAGATTTAGTTTAGTATCAACTGATACAAGACATTTAATGATTTTTGGAACAGAAACAACTATAGGAAATACATCTACTCAAGATGATTTATTATTTAGATTTTCTGATAGAGAGGATGCTACAGACTATACACCAGTAGCAACAAACGAAGCTGGTTCACTTAGAATATCTGATGGTTCTAGAATAGTAGGTGCTGTTAAATCATCAGGTCAAATACTTGTTTGGACAGATACATCACTTCACGGTATTCAATTTGTTGGTACACCTTTTACTTTTGGTCTTAGACAACTTGGAGCTAACTGTGGTTTAATATCACAACACGCTGCTATTGAAATAAACGGCCGTTCCTATTGGATGTCAGATAATGCTTTTTATATGTATGATGGTGTTGTTAAAAAAATGCCATGTTCTGTGCAAGACTACGTATTTGATGATTTAAGTTATACTAATAAACAAGATATTGCTTGTGGCTTGAATACAGCCTTTAATGAAATTATTTGGTACTATCCTTCGGCAAGTGCTTCACAAATAGATAGAGCTGTAGCTTATAATTATTTGGAAAATACTTGGTACACAGTGGGTTTAGGTAGAACAACATGGCTTGGTGCTTATGTGTTTGAACAACCTATCGCAACAGAATATAGTACAAGTTTAACAGCAAATGTTTCAACTATACTAGGTTTAACAGCAGGAGCGTCTTATATCTATGAACATGAATCTGGTAATAATCAAGCAGATGGCACAGCTATTTCTGCTTTTTTAACAACAGGTTCTGTTGAAATTGGAGATGGTGATGAATTAATGTCAGTGAGTAAATTGGTGCCTGATTTTGATAATCTTGCAAATACAATGACAGCTACATTAACATTAGAACAATATCCACAATCTTCCGATACTGTGTCTACATCAGGAACTATTTCTAGCACAACAGAGAAAATTGATATAAGAGGTAGAGGAAGAGCAGTTAAAATTAAATATCAAACTAATACAGTAAATGATACAGCTTGGAGACTTGGATCAACAAAAATACAACTTAGACCAGATGGAAGAAGATAATGGCTAAATTAACAATAACACGATTACCAAATGCAACGCCAGAATATAGTTCAAATCAGTTTGATCAAATGGTTGCATTATTAGATCAAATTATTCTTTTACTTAATACAAACTTTCAACAAGATTTAAAAGAAGAATCACAAGCGGAGGCTTTTTTCTTTGGCTAATGTATTTAAAAGCGCAATGGTAGATATTACCACAACAGATTTAACTACTGTTATAACAGTTCCTACGGCTAATCCTGGTGCATCACCACCAGTTCCGCCTACTACGGATGTAGTAAAATCTCTTTTAGTTTGCAATGACTCTGGTTCAACAACTTTAGTTGATGTTGAAGTTGTCCGAGCTTCTGCAACCTTTGAATTATTTAAAGCAAAGAGTGTTGCTACAAACACAACCACAGAACTATTGACACAACCTTTAGTTTTGCAAGAAAGTGATATTCTTAAAGTTCAAGCTAATGCTGCCAATCAGGTGCACATTATTGCAAGTTTTTTAGAGATCACGAAAGGGCAACTCTGATTAACTTACATTCTCTATTTATTACCCCCGTATTCTCACTACAATTAAAAGGCCACGAACATCTTATTGATTCTATTTATCAATTACGAGAAAAAGATGAAATAGGAATGCCGCGGTCCAATGTCGGTGGTTGGCATTCACATGATGAAATTTATAATATTAAAAAATTTAGACCATTGGTCGGTGATATTCTTAAATACTCTAAAGATTGTTTTAATCACATGGATGTACAAGATCATTACGTTCCTGAAATGACAGGTATGTGGAGTATGATTAATCCACCTAGATCAAGAAACAATGTGCATACACATCCATATAATTACTTATCTGGTGTTTTTTATCTTAAAGCTCCTAAAAAGTGTGGAAATATTGTGTTTCTAGAGCCTAAACCACAGTCAGAGGTACTATCACCCCCAAAAACGGAAAAAGCCTCTATACACCTCGCTCACAGCGTACAATGGGAACCTGTTGAAAATTCCTTGATTTTTTTCCCTTCATGGTTACAACATGAAGTACAAACAAATAATTCTAATGAAGACAGAGTTATTATTAGTTTTAACATAAATTGGAGAAAAGAAGATGCCTATAGTTGAACCTGCTGAATTACTAGGACACATTACAACAGAAGATGGAAGAAAAATTCCACACTATAAAGTAAAAACTGAAACTACAATTACTCATGCCGACACTGGCGCTGAATATGATTCTGAAGCTGCCGCACAAGCTGATGTTGACAATCCAGGAACATCAACAACTGCTGAAAAAATAAGAAGAGATGTAAAAGTATTTGCTCCTTCTTTAGCAGATATGTTAGGTGAAACTCCTGAGTAATTAAGCGCTACAAGCCTCACACTCTACATCAGAATCTAAACCTGTTACTATAACTTGTGTATCAGAGTTATGCGGTTGACCTTGAATAGTATGTATATGTGGACCATTTTTATGTTCTAACAGTTCTTTCTGTAATTTTTCATTGTCTCTTTCTACTGCTAATAAACGTTCATGATAGCGACTCACCTTATCAGCAAGGGTAGCTATAGCCTTCAATACTTCTTGATTTTCCATAATATCTCCTGATTTATAATTTTTGGGTGAGATCTAATTTAAACATGTGTACAGAATAGATCAAGTAATCTTTTTATAATTGTTTTCTTGACAAAGAAAATTTATATGGATTTAGGTCCGTTTATAAAATAAGAGAGTGTTATTCTTTCTCCTTTAGTAACAGGAGTTACTTCATGATTAAGAAAGGATCTAAATAATATAGCATCACCAGGTTTTTTAAAATTAGTTACTTTTTTATTAACAATTAAATCTCCACCTTCGTATTCATCTTCTGATAAATTTAAAAGAAAAGTTAATTTACAATCAATTATTGCGTCTCTAGATCTATCCATGTGCTCACCATAATGACCACGTATACTGCTAGAGTAAACATTATATAATAAATTATCATACATGTTTGGAGGAAAAGTTAATGCACCAAAATTATAATGTGCTAAACGAAAAGCCATGTGAATTAAACGATTATACTCCTCTGGCATTCTTAGTAATTGTATATTTTTGGGTTTTATATTTTTTAAATAATTACCACTTGGATCTTTTGCACCTTGATCTATTTCTTCATTTGAATTAACATTACTTACAATAGTTTGATTAAATTTTTTTATTGATTCAAGATCTAGTGATGGCTCTGACCATGTTAGTAAATCTGTTACTGCTCCGTGATCTCCGTTAAGTTCCATATATTATTTTAAGTAATATATTATTTTTTATTCAGCTTCTACTGCTCCGTGATCTCCGTTAACAAGAGCTGTGTATAAGTCTTTTCCATGCTGTTCATCGTCATCAGCCATTGCGGTAAAAGGCAACCAATCTTGAGAACTGTCTCCTAAATGTGACCATTTAGCTTCACATTCAATACCTTTAATATCATTTCCACTACCATCTTTTTTAGTTACGTAAACAATATTTCCACTACCATCCACTTCAGGATTTCCACTACCATCTTTTTTTACTGTTTTCCAAGTTTTCCACTTTGGGTTTCTTACTGCTAGTAAAGTTGTATCAAAAGCCATTTATTTTCTCCTTATGAAATTCTTTGCCATACTGTGGAGCTGTTTGCCCAACTACCTGATGATGCATTACCATGTCTTCTCCAAGTTCCACTTCCAGGGCCTTGAGAATCTTGCCCTTGAACATTAGTGTAGTATATAGTTGAACCTGATGCGGTAGATCCAGCTTGACCACCTACGTATTGGTTGCCTTGCACCATCCCTGCTAGAATAAAAGAACCTGTATCAGTTACACCTGGTACTGATGCTGGCAAATTTGTTAGGGATGCGCCTGAAATTGCAGGCAAATTTCCCGTAAGGGTTGTTGCATTCAAAGTTTGTGTTCCTGTAACTGTTGTTCCACCTACTACTAAAGCCATTATTTAATCTCCTCTAAGTTAAATTTATATTTTTTACCATTTAATCTATTTAAAATAAAGAGGTTTTCATCTCCTTCTTGAATAGTCCAATGTCCTGCTGTGCCATCTACTTCATTTGCTCTTGATCTTGTATTATTTAAATTTAAGTCACCTGTATATATGTCACGCCATTGTGCAGTACCTGATCCTAAATCATATGAATCATCAGCACTTGGAAGAACATGACTTCCAAATACAGCGCCAGCATTAAATGTTGCTTTACCAGCATCACTACCATCAATAGTTAAAAATGTTGTATCACTATTGCCATCAGTACCTTTAAGAATAATGTCTGTGTCATTTCCTTGTGCATCAATTGTAATATTACCTGCGCTAGTTGCTAAAGTAGAAGCTGCGTCTCCTGTTGCAATATCATCTAATTTAGTTGTGGTTGATACTGTTCCAAAAGAAAGCGTTCCTGATCCGTCAGTTTTAATAAACTGATCGGCTGAACCATCTCCTGTTGGTAAAGTCATTGATGTTGTGCCAAAACCTATTGCATCCATACGAACTGTGCCGTCAAAGAATGCATCTTTAAACTCTAAAGATGAAGTTCCAAGATCTATATCATTGTCTGTAGAAGGTGATAAAGCACCATCAGATAATGTTAATTGATTTTGATTGGCAACTTTAAAAGTTACTACGTCATCAGAAGCTGCTGAAATAGTTGTGTCTGCATCAGCATCTAAAGTTAATGTTTGACCATTAAGATCTACTGGAGCGGTAACTGTACCAGGTCCTGCAAATACGTCATACCAATCTGT